ATAACATCTTTACTTTTTCAAGAAGATCTCTTTTGATTGCAGTTTGAGCAAGGCTAGCATGTCCCATGTTATCGTGAATGCCATATCTTCTTGAAGGAAGATGATAATATTTACTTCTCCCAATTCCAACTGCTACATAGTTCTTAAATTTACTCATCATTTTTTCTAAAAAATCAGAAGAATAATATTCATCATCTTCCATAAAAAAGATATAATCTCCACCAACCTTTTCTAATGCTATTTTTAAATTTAAAAGCATTGTATGTTTAGGGTCTTCTGTAGTTGGTTCTCTACGAATATAATGTACAATGGGATTATCTATTGTATCTAATGGTTGTTTTCCATCATCTACAATTATCCATTGGGTAGGTTGTAATGTTTGTTTTTCTATCCATAATTTACAAAGTGAAAAAGCTTGAGGCCTATCCCCTGTACAAGTTATTACTGTAATTCTTTTCTGTAGGTTATTTCCATCATCTATTACTTTATCCCAAGTTCCTTCTATTTCAGGACGTTTATTGATTCTGTTATTTGCCCTTGTTCCTTGAGTGTCATGTCTTACATATTTATTGGGCTTACCTTCCCAAACCCAACCCTTTCCGGATGTATGCCATATTGGAAATTCCTTAATAATCTTTTCACTAAGACCTCTTCTATGAACATCAAGACACATGTTAACGGCAGGCGCTCCATGATGACAATATGGCCTATATCTCCAATATTCCTTTAATTGAATAAGACAAAAGAAAGGATGAAGGTATCTCATCCAACCCTGATTCTTATGAGATGGTTTGCAACCCCATTCATATCCATCAAAAGCAGTCTTTTCAATATTACCTACTCCTAATGTATCATCTTCCATCATATTCAACATTTTCTTTATAGGAGATTTTAATATTTCTGTATCTGAATCCATTATCAATGCAAAGGGGGTTTCTACTTTTTTTAAAGCAAAATGTAATCCTCTACCATGACCAATATTTTCATTAAATTGAAAAACTTTTGTATAAGTATTATTTAATGAGGATACATATTCTTTACAAGAATTTCCTTCAGAAGATCCATCAACAATAATAAGCTTCATTTCAGGATGTGATTTTCTAAACGCTTGATAGCATCTTTCAAATAGTTCTTTGGTATTATAAGTTACCACTATCCCTGTTATTAATTTATCCATAATTACTCCTTTATAGCAATTACATGATTCCAGTATAATTGACTGTTTGATTCTAAAGAAGGAACTCTTTCCATTAATTGAATTTTAAAATGAGCTTTAATTCCATAAAGGGAACTATAAGCTCTATCTGAATAATACAACCAAGAATTCTGAACCCAAAAAGAAATATGTGTAGGATCTTGAAAAGCAGCTTGACCATATTGGGCATCAGGAGTTGAGCTTTCAAATTTCCCTCCTGGTTTTAAAACTCTATAAATTTCTTCCATTACTTTAATAACAGATTTCCCTGCTGGGATATGTTCAAGAAAATCATAGGCTCTTACTTCTTCAATAATACCGTCTTCAAAAAAAGGAAAACCTTCTATTACATTACATAAAAGATCAGGTTTCATATCAGGATTATTATCAATATTAATATATCCATCTAATTTTACTTGCCCACATCCTAAATTTATTTTACCAGATTTTGGGATCATTATTATGCTCCTTACATTTTTGAACAATCTTTTCTTCAGTTATTGTGTGATTATGAATTCCAAAGCCCATACTTTTATTATAAAAACTTTGAATATTCTTTCTGTTTTTTATTCTCCTCTCTAGACAAAAAGACAAGTCAGCATTTTCCCAATGAGCACCTTTGCAATAAACAGGTATATCTTCCTGACTTATGGCCGGTTTTATTAAAAAGTGATTCCCCGGAGTCCATGTTATATCCTGACCAGATTTTATCAAAACCGGCTTAGAG